GACAGCAGGCTGATTGAAGATCGCCTAGAGCGTGCGTTTGAGCGCTACAGCCAGCTGCTGGAGGCGCAGTTCACCAAGGAGATCGGCACCAAGCAGTTCACCTGGCCGAGCACCTACAAGACCACACGCGGCAGCTACAACCGCAAGGGCAAAGGCCGGGAAAGCGTGGGCAGCCCCCGCGACATCGTGGACAGCGGCGCATTGCGGCAGAGCATCGTGCGCACGCAAAGCGGACCGTTCAGCTACCGCTACACCTGGAACGTCGATTACTCGGTTTACGTGCTGCAGGGCTACCGCACCAAGGCGGGTAATCAGATGCCACCGAGGGACTGGATCACGCCGGCATTGTTCCGACTGCCAATCACCTCCACGCTGCAGAAGTTGATCAAGTAGGGGCAACTTCAGGTCACAGCAAGGCGTAGGCGTGGCGGATTCGCTTGGACGGGCGACGTTTGATGTCCTGCTGGACACGACAGCCTTCCGCGCTGGCATTGAGCAGGTCCGGGGCCTAGCAACAAGGGCGGGACGGACTATTGAGGATGCGCTGGGTACCAAAGCCAGCAAGGGAACCCTGGCAGCGCTCGACATCAGGATCACCAGCCTGCAGCAGGAGATCCGCCTCGTTGAGATCGGCAGCCAGAAATACAAGGAGCTGCAGAAGGCCATCCGTGACGCCACGCAGGAGCGTCAGAAGGCAGAAGGCGGAGCAGGCGGTGGCTTTGGGCCAAAGGTGGCAGGTGGTCTTGGCAACCTCGCCGGCGCCGTCGGCATTGGCATTGGTTTCGCTGGTGTCGCCACGGCTGTCAAAGATGCGGTCAATGCGGCGGTGGAGTTTGAGTCCATCACGCGCAAGCTGCAGAACACGCTTGGCCCGCAGGGTGCTGCTGGTGCGCTGCAGTTCACCAAGGGTCTATCCGAGCAGCTGGGCTTGTCGTTCAAGCAGCTGGCCAGTGATTTCGGCAGTTTCACCGCTGCCTCCAGCGCCGCTGGCATCCCGCTGCAACAGCAGCAAGAGGTATTCCAAGCAGTGGCCAAGGCTGGTCAATCGCTCGGTCTGAGCGGTGATGCGGTCACCGGCAGCTTGCTGGCTCTGCAGCAGATCGCATCGAAGGGTGTGGTCTCCATGGAGGAGCTGCGCCAGCAGTTAGGTGAGCGGCTGCCGATTGCCTTTTCGGCTGCAGCGCAGGGCCTGGGTATCACGCAGCAACAGCTCAACAAGCTGGTGGAATCGGGCCAGCTCACCGCGCAAGAGTTTTTCCCGGCCTTGGCTAAGGGCCTCAATCAGCTGACCGCCGGTTCGGGCGGCATTGAAACCAGTGCGCAGCAGTTCCAGAAGCTTGGCAACGCCTGGGAGGAGCTGCAAGTGGCCTTTGGCGACAGCCTGCTGCCCGCAATCATTGACCAGATCAAGAACCTGACAGGGGCGCTTAAGGGCGTCAAGATCGTCATGGATGCCAACAAGCTCGGCCTCGGTGGCGGGGTGTTTGGCAATGCGCTTGGTGTGATCCCAGAGCAGGGCACGCAGGCAGTGGCGGCGTTGCGTCTACTGCAGCAACAGTTCAACCTCACCGACAAGCAAGCGCGGGCGTTGTTCACCGACGCGGTGAAGTTGGAAGGCATCAATAACGTCGCCTTTGCAGCGCCTAAGGAGTTTGAAGCGGTTCTGGCCAGGCTGCCTGGCTTGGCGAAGGAGTTTCGCGCTCGCTACAAGGATGTGACCGCTGAGCTGCAGGCCGCGAATGCAGCAGCAGCGCAGGGGCTAGCGAAACAGCAGCAATCAGAAGCCAAGCTGCGCACCGAGAAGATCAGCACGCTGTCCACGGAAAAGGCGGCGCTGCAGCAGCAGGAAGCGCGGCTGGGTTTCTACAGCCAAGAGTTCACACTGCTGGGCCAGCTCAACAAGGTGCGCTCTGATGCCGCCATCGGCCGCAGCGACACGATCAAAAGCCTGCTGGATCAGGAGCTATCGCAAGCGCAAAAGCTCGCCACCAATGACGCGCAGCGCCGGGCGCTGGAGTTGGAGTTTGGCCAGCGCAAGTTCAATCAGACCGTGGCCGAGTTTGACCTCAAGGCCATTGCGTTGGGCACTGAGCAACAGGCACAGCAGGCGGCCTTGGCCTTTGAGCAGCAAAAGCTCGCCGCAGCAGGCAAGCGGGCTGAGATTGAAGCGCAGATTGCCTTGCTGCAAGCTCAGCAGCAGAACGCCGAAAAGGGCAGCGCTGCAACGCAACAGCAGGTGGCGCTGGCGCAGCAAAACCTGGATCTGATTCGAGAGACCAATGCCCAGGAGTTGGGCCTTGGCAACCTCCGCAGTCAGCTGTTGCAGGAGCAGCAGGCCGCACAGCGCCAACAGCTAGAGCAGCAGCGGCTGATTGCCCTCAACGCCCAAGCCGAAAACGGGTCCAAGGAGCAGCAGGCTCAGCTGCAGGCCGATGTGAACGCCGAGCTGCGCAATCAAGCCGGCTACGTGGACGCTGCTGCAGTCTCGGCCCGCAATTTCAAGGCCTTACTGCAAGAAGCCGCACAGGCTCGCGGCGAGTTGGCGACCTCCTTCCAGTCCCAAATCAACACCGTGATTGACGGCAGCCAGCAGTTCTCTCAGATGAACAGCTTCCTTTCCACCATCGCCACCAACACTGCCAAGCAGCCTGTCGTCAACGTCACCGTCAATAACAGCGGCGCAAGGGGCAACTCAAGTGGTGCGGTGGTGAGCGGAACCTCAGGCTGAGATGAGCGTCACCATTAACGGCCTCACGATCACCAACCTGACGGCGCAGCCGCTCGGTTACACCTCCGAGGATGTGAGCCTCGGCTTGGCTGCCCGCAGCTGGACCGTGGCTGGCCTGCTGAACAGCACGCAGCTCGGGCAGTTCGTCAGCATTTTTGAGACCTGGCTGGCCGCACGACGCGGTGATGCGGACTCCATCGCCAGCAACAGCGTTGGCAGCACCGTGGCGCTCAGCTTCAGCGCCAATGGCTTGAGTGCCTCTGGTGTGGCCTGTTGGTTCACCGAGGCCCCCAGTATTGAGCAGGTCGGTGCCTATGTGCAGCTGACCGCCACGTTGGTGGATGCCAATCAGGCGCTCACCGTCGCCAAGAAGTCGCTGGAGAAGAGCAGCGCAGCGGATGACGCGCTGCTGCCCAGCCTTGGAACCGTGACCCTTGGCGGCGTGACGATCACGCTGACCGAGCCGATGGAAACGCTGGACGACCTGCCCAGCCTGGAACGCACCGCTGGCGGCTTTGCCTACATCCAAGGGCCCTTGCGGGCGTCTGCTGTGCGCCAGATCACGGGCACCGTGGCCAATGAGGCGGCATACACCACGCTGCGTAGCTGGGTGGCCAGCACCGTGCAAAGCACACCATCTACCGGTGACTGGTGGCCGACGAGTCCGCCCACGGCCAGCGTGGAGGCGCGGATTGTCGGTGGCCTTAAGACCAACCTCTGGACCGTGAGCCTGACGGTGGAGCGGGTCTGATGGTGTTGGACGTTCGCGCTCAGATCCTCTGCAACCTTGGCCCGGTGATCTCGGGCAGCGTCAAGGATGACCATGTGCAGGGCCAGGGGTTAGTGATGACCACCGGCGAGCTGCTGATTGCCGGGCTGATCACGCCGGCCCATGGCGATGTCGTGAACCTGGGCTACATCACGCCAGACCGCAGCAGGGCAGCACGCTTTCCGCGTGGGCCGTTCTATGTGACCAAGGCCTTTGCGGATCCGCTGGCCAATCAGACGCAGGTGAGCATTGCGGACAAGCTGGCCTTTGAAAAGGGCAAAGGCGGCGGCATTATCAACACGCAACTGGTTGCAGCACTCAAGGGTGAGCTAACGATTCAAGCAGAGGTAGTAGATCTGTTTGATGTCTTGTCAATAGTAGCTAGTCGCGTAGGTGTACCGATTGGAGCACTTGCTAGTTTCAATATCAACAAGCAGGTGGTGTCTATCAAGTCTGAAGACTATGTAGAAACGATCTCAGAGATTCTTGCTAGCGCTGGAACCTTTGGCTATGTCAATCGATCTGGAAACCTTGTCAGCGAAAGCTACAGGCTTATTCCGACCAAGGGGCCTGTGGTGCGCCTTCGTGATCTCGTTGACTTGAATGGCAATCAAGGCGGCCTTGACTACACCGAAACGCCCACCGCTTCAGGTGCAGCTCAAATCGCCAATTCTGTATCAACAGATGCTGAGCGCGATGTCTTTTTTATTCGCGGTGGCTACGGCCGGTTCAGGTTGAGCTTTGACAGCAATGAGACGGAAACAATAACAAGCATGAAGATCAACTTGAAAGATGGAACAACGCCAGCATTTCCTGTCGTTGAGAAAACATCGGCCTCTGAGGTCACGGCAGAGCCTGACAATCGCGTGACCGCTCGCTTTTCAACGGTCTCTACTTCTCTTGTCAAGGCAAACAGTCAGGTTATCCAAGACTACATCAATGCTGGCTTGCCGTCGCCTGATCCACTGGCGGTGGTTCCCTCATCGCGTGAAGAGTATCTTAAGTACGAAGAGATCCCACCCGACCCATTAACAGCCGAAGAGAAGAAATCCTTAGAAGCAGAAATCAGGTCAGCAAAAGAACAGCTCATCAATAACGGTAAATCAGAAGAAGATGCAACCGCGGCCACGGTTGTGATGCTGCCGAAGCTGCCAACTTATCGAATCAAGCGCGAGACCATATATGAGATAATGTCAACGATTGAGACGCTGGGCCGCATTGGCATCCGCGACTATTCCAGGCTGACAAGGCCTCTCCCGCTTTCGCCGTTTAGCGATTACAAGCAGGTCACAAAGATAAACTACTTATACGGAGAGGGCAAGGTCAAGAAGGTTGAGCAGGTCTTTGTTGCTTATGGCTTGACCCAGATGGGGCAGCAGGCCATTGCAGCTGCAGTGGCCAAGGCTCCCATTGACTTGGACTTTTGGCCCATCGTTGAACAGTTCCATACTCTGGTCCTAGAGGATGAGAAAGTAACGATCACCGAAATTGACAAGCCCAAGGAGCGCGACCCTGTTCCTGGCTACTTGGCGCATCTTGTCAATGCTGATGTGGTCATTCAGGGCGCCAGCAGAATGCAGATTGGCGCAGATGATCCGACACGCACCAATACTGCAACACAGTTTGAGGTTCCCTTCCTTCCTGATGATGTCGTCAATGATGACGGCAGTATCACTCTTGGCAATGCAATCACGGCAGCTGAACAATTTGGCGAGGATCAAAACCGCTTGCTGCTCGGCCACCGCCTTGGCCTGCAGGTGACCACGGCCCTTGGTGTGCTGCCAACCAAGCCACTGGGGGCTTTCCATCTGCGCAATGGCGGCATCACCGCCACCTACCGCACCAACGGCACGGTCTGGACCTTTGACGCTGGCAGCTGTTTGGTCTCCACTGATGCCCTCTATTGGGGCCTCGCTGGTGGCGATGTCAGCGGCCCCCGCTGGACACCGGTGGCGCCTGGCACCAGTGCGCTGCCGATCCCGCCAGCCGACGTGGACAACGGCCCGCAGGCACCGGTCAATAGCGCCACGATCATCACGCCGGTGGATGAAACCGACAGCGCGGCAGTGGTGACGCTGCTCGATTCGCTGCCAGACGATGAGGCTGAGACCTTTGAGCTGGAGCTGACGCCAGTGGCGTTGGCGCTGCCTTACAAGCCGATCACGGAGACCGCGCTGCAAGTGCGGCTGCAGTTGGAGCAGCTGCTGGTGCCGCTGGGCATCAACCGCAGCCTGGGTGATGCAAGCGGCCAAGTGGTGTTGCAGGTCAAGGCGCAGCAGGAAATTGCTGAGCAGGTGGTGCTGCAGCTAGAGAGCGCTGAGCGGCAGCTGTTGATCGCCACCTTTAGCGCCGGAATGGGATTGGGCGGCAACCTCAGCTAGAAACGAGTGCCTGGATGCCTGCCACCTTTACGCCAAACCGTGAGGCAGCCCTTGGCGCACTGTGGTGGCTTTATAAAGATGCGACCTTCTTCAGCATCCTTGCGAACACCACAGGAGCTGCTTCACCGCCTGCATTGAATGCGGATTACAGCGCTTGGAATCCTTATCTGTTGTCGGGTCAGTTTGATAGCTTCACGGCGGCGGGCAATGTGGCTTATGACGCCACGTTGACGCAGCGTGCAAAGCTGCCGCAACAAGAAATCTCACTCTCCTTTGGCTCTACGGTCACCTACACCGATGTGTTGGTGGCGGTGATTCCAGCTGTGAATCCTGGCTCTGGCGCTCCTGCTTATACCCGGCCCTCTGTCGGTGTGATTCACGAACCGACAGCGTTCACACTGACAGCCGGTGCGACCAAGACCTACCGCCTAGATCTTTAT